TAGAAGCACTTATATCATAGTATAAGTGAACATAGTAACCAAAGGAGGTGACGATGGGTTTGTAGTCAATCTTAGTAATGAGATTGACTTTACCTATTATACGATGTTCATAGAAAGTCCAGAGTATGAGACTTCATTTATATTGACGCCACCAGCAGATCCAAATCTAAGAAGCGTTACATTTACACTCACTGAGGGGTCAGATTATACCCTACCGAATAACGGAGACTATCCTTATTCAATAATTAATACAGACACGGAAGGAAGTACCACAGGAAACGTAGTATTCCGTGGGATAATAAGACTTAAACAACCTGCTGAAGTTGTATATTCGTACGACGCAGCAGATACCACAATAGTTTATGAGTAATAATAAGTACAAATCTATAATTACAACCTTTGCAAGTGCAGAAGTGCCTCTATTTATAGAGCAAGTAAACAAAAATATTGTATTCTTTGGGGTTAATAATCTATATCCTTACGAACTTATAGATTTATACAACGATAGTAGTACACACAACGCTATTATTAACGGTAAAGTAGGCTATACAGTAGGGAATGGGATGATTACTGAGGACGCAATATCACAAAAATGGCTCGATACTGCTAACTTAGACGAAGATTGGACTAATATACTGAAGAGAATTAGTCTTGATTACGAACTTTTTAACGGTTATGCCATAGAAGTTGTAAGGACAAGTGCAGGGAAAGTTTATAACCACATAGACTTTGCTAATTGTAGAGTAGGATTAGACGGGACTATTAAATATGCTACTGATTGGATTAATGATAAGGGCGTCAAAAACCATAAGCCAACAATAAAAGACCTGCCAAGATATAATCCAACGGACGAGGAGCAGAAACGGTCAGTAATATACCACACAGACTACCGTCCAAATTTCAAATACTACCCTTTGCCAGTCTATGTAGGCTCACTTGCTGAAATTAAAACGGATGTAAACATAGGAGACTATTGGCTTAACCAAGTAGAGAATGGATTTGTAGGTGGTACGTTAGTAATTCACAAGAACGGTGTACCCGAAACAGCAGAAGAAAAAACAGACTTTGAGGATTCGTTTAGTGATAAATTTGCAGGAGCTAAAGGGCAAACAATAGCTCACATATTTGCACCAAGTGGAGAGAATGCCTCAGAGGTAGTAAACCTAAACGGTAACGACTTACACGAGCGATACGGTGAGATGTCTAAGAGAGTAAAAGAAAGCATCTTCATAGGGCATCGAGTAACCAACCCAATACTTTTTGGAGTGAAGGAAGCGGGTCAATTAGGCGGAAGGTCTGAGCTAGATTTAGCCTATGAGATTTTTACAAATACTTACATACAAGAAAGACGCAATACTTTACTAAGCACAATAAATAAACTGTGTTTCATAGACACGGGGAAAGAAGGTATAGAAATAGAGCCACTTAAGCCAGTAGACGCATTTGAATTAACAAGTGACGTTATCATAGCTAATCTAAGTAAAAACGAGATAAGAGACCTTATAAGCGAAAAGACAGGATTAGAGATACAAAATTTAGTAACTCCTACAGCGGCACCAGCATCAGAAGGTGAAGAGGTAGCAGTAGTAACAGAAGACACTGAACAAAAAGACGCATCTTATAATGGGGCTCAAATTAGCTCCGCTCTTGAAATTGTTAGCCAAGTACAAAACGGGGTATTAACGAACGAGCAAGGTATTTCATTCTTAATGGAGTTCCTAAGACTATCAGAGATTGCAGCACGTGGACTATTAGAAAGTAAAACACTACAATCAAAGGAATTTAGTGAAGACGACATCTCGCATCTATTTGAGAAGATAGGCGAAAGCAAAAGCAAGTTTGAAATAGTAAAGACTAATGATATTCAATTTGATAGTGACGGCACACCGATTGAGTTTGCAATAGGAATAAGCGAGCTAGGAGGGTTCATCTTAGCGAGCATATTTGGCAACCCACTAATAACAGCACTTGCACTATCTGATCTATTCAAAGTGAGCATTGACATAATACGCGAAGAGTTGGGAATATTACAATCTGAGGATTTACTAGAGATAGATGGTAGTACATTAGAGTTGACACCTAAAGGAAAAAGAGCAGCAGAAGAAGAGGAAGTACCAGACGCTACGATTATGTATTCCTATGAACTTAGAACACCTATTATACCTTTAAAAGCAGGTGGCAAATCTAGAAAGTTTTGTAGTGATTTAATGAGAATGGATAAGTTTTATTCACGTGAGGACATTGACTTTTTAAGAAACAAAATGAAAAACGATGGATACAGTGATTCAACAGATGTATGGTTAAGTCGTGGAGGGTGGTACAAAAAGCCTAACAGTCAAGCAGCAGCAGTTCCATTTTGTAGGCATATTTGGAAACAACAAATAGTGAGAAGAAAATGATTTTATTAGCAAGCCCAGCATACATAAAAGAAAACACGGTACTACATTATAACGTAGACGATGGCTATATTAAGCCTTTGATTTCTAGTGTTCAAAATACCAAAATAATCCCTATCATTGGTAGTGCTTTATTTGATGAGATAAAGGCACAAGTAACAGCTGGTACGGTAACAGCTCTCAATGAAACGCTTATTAAGGAATACATTAGACCAGTATTAAAGTGGGAGGTGTGCAGCCAGTATGTTAGAACAGGAACTTATCAGCTAAGAAATAAAGGAGCAGGTACAAAGAGTGGCGATGGCTTTACACCTTTGGCAGAAGGCGAACTATTCGCAGCTAAGAACATATTTAAAGACCAAGCGGACTTCTATAGAGCCAGCTTATCAAAGTACTTGAGAGCAAATGAAAACAGATACCCACTTTACAAAACACCCCCAAACGGAATAGACGTTATACATCCCGAACGAGAAACATTATGGAGAAGTCAATTTATATTAGAAACAAAGAGGCATTGTTAAAAAAGTATTGTGAAAAATTTAACACTAACAAATATAAAGACGATAATGGAAAAGTTCGCAACGGATCACAAGCAGATAAACTCGGTTCTAAGGGGCGACTTTCTTGATGTGGATAGAACTAAGAACCCTTCCGGGGTTTACTTGGTGTATGATATAGTTGGAATTAATCCAGCAGGAGATAGCGGTATAACTTACGCAGTAGATGTTTTGATATGCGAGAATGTTACAGAGATGAACAACGATTCAAACAGCTTATACGCACAAAACGAATGCACTTTTATAGGCTTAGACTTATTAGCAGTGTGGCAGAATTACAACGCAGTAAGTTGGACCGATAAAAATATAATAGTAGAGCTAGAAAAGAACTGGGGAATGCAACCATTCGAGCAAAGATTTGATAGTTTATACAGTGGGATACAAATGAATTTTAATTTAACAACGGGATACAGCTACGCACGATGCGTAGTTCCCACAACATAAAAAAAAATGGGTACTACAACAGATTTACTAATAGCAAGAAACGGGCAGAAATTCACTGACTCGGCAGCAGCTATATCAGGAGCGACAATCACAGAGAACTACATCTATATTGTAATCAATGAAGAAGCGGTAATCTCTACACTTACAAGCTCAAACGGAACTAACCTTGTTACAAGCATTGGCATCGGTTCTAAGGCACTTTCAGCTGGTATGATTATAGCAGCACCAAGTGGAGAGTTTCTAACGGCAGTGACGCTTGCAAGTGGTTCAGCTTTCGCCATAAAAGGAGGTCAATAATGTTTGGTTATGGCTTTGGATTTGGCTTTAAGAGCTACGGGGCGGACGTAGGCAAAGCACTTGCAGCCGCCTACGAAACACGAGTACTCGCAGACGGTGGAGTTTATGAGAATAGCACTTGTCTTATATCAGCATTAAATAGATTGAATAGTATATGAGTGTATTAGATGATGCAAGCTTAGTTTTAATCCCAAGCGGATATAAGGCAAGTAAATTATATAGTGTAGTTCCTACAAGCGGAGATGGTGATTTATCATTCTCACGCAGCACAACGGCTACTAGAGTAAATGCTGATGGACTAATTGAAACAGTAGCTATTAATACTCCACGTATAGATTTCACGGGTGGCGGATGCGGTAAGTTATTACTAGAGCCACAGAGGACTAATAATATAGAGTATAGTCAAGACTTTGAAAATTCTTATTGGACAAAAAGTGGCAGTAGTATTACAGCCAATAATACAACATCTCCTGATGGTACTACTAACGCAGACAAGTTATCGGAAGACAGCGCGAATAGCAGGCATTCTGTATTTAAAACAATTCAGTCAATAAGTGGAAGACAATATTCTGTATTCGCAAAAGCAAACGGCAGAGACTGGATTCTTTTAACTAGTCATTCAGTATCTGCGTCTGATTCAAGAGGTCAATTTTTTAATGTTTCAAATGGAACAGTTGGGACGGGTGGGGATTCCACTACCAACGCAAAAATAGAGGATTATGGAAACGGGTGGTACAAATGCACGATAGGCGAAGGCTCAAGTCCTAGTTCTATTTATACAGTAATGACGGTCGAATCGGATGGAGGGAGTGTAATATATCAAGGAGATGGCTCCTCAGGCGTATATTTATGGCAAGCGGACAACCAAGAAGATTATATGACTTCTCCAATACCAACAGCAGGAAGCACGGTTACAAGAACGCAAGATTTAAGCGTTACTACTGGACTATCAGACCAAATAGGCTCCGATGAAGGTCTATTTTTATTAGACGCACAAGCATTCTTAAATGGTGGTGATGGTAATAGACAAATAGCAATTTCTGATGGAACAAACGACAATCATATTTATATTAATTTTCACAACTCGGCAAATAGAATAGAGACTTTGGCAGTAAAAGCAGGGTCAGTTTTAGCTGCTAAAAGTGCATTTTCAGTAAATCAATCAAATAGGAATATAATAGCTATAAGATATAAAACTGACAACTATGATGTTTGGACTAATGGTTCTTCTATTGGAATATTGACAGGAATGGGTGCTTTTTTTACTGCAAACCAATTAAATAAATTGCAATTTAACAGCGTTTTAGGTACTTCACATATGAAAGCAAAAGTAAATAAAGTAATTTTATCTAAAACATATCCTACAGATACAGAAATGGCAGCACTCACAACAATATGAAACACCTAAGATACGAATTTAAAACTAGAGCTGCGATGCTCAAAACATTAGCTAAGCATTATGTTAAAGATGAAGAGGGTAACAAGTCTTTTAAGGATGGCTCAATAGTAGAGATTGGATTTAAGCAATCTTATAACGAAGAGACGGAAGTAAGCACGATTGTAACGGGTTATTTAGTAGACATCCTTTGGAATATAGAACCACCAAAATATAAGCAAGAAGTAACACCAAGTACTCCAGACCATACATTCGCAGGAATATGAACATACAAGAATTTTAATAAATGTTTGATTTATGTATAAAA